AAATATGAACCTGATTTTGTAAAAGTATTTGATAAAGATAAAGTTATTTTAATAGAAGCTAAAGGAAGATTCTGGGATTATGCAGAGTATAGTAAATATATACATGTTAGAGATGCTTTAGAAAACAACGCTGAATTAGTTTTCTTTTTTCAAAAACCTTTAGCACCTATGCCTCAGTCTAAAAAACGTAGAGACGGAACTAAAAGAACTCATGCTGAATGGGCTGAAGCAAATAACTTTAGATGGTTCGATGAAGATACATTACCGGAGGAATGGAGAAATGACTCAACACAAAACAATTAAAGATATAATAAGAGAACAAGAAAAAGATAAAGAAATTGAATTACAAAGAGAGCTTGAAGATATTGTTAATAGTCCTAAACATTATAACACAGGAGAGATTGAATGTATAGATGCTATTGACTCTATGTTAACCTCAGAAGAATTTATAGGATACTTACGAGGTAATTCTTTAAAGTATCGTTGGAGATTTAGATATAAAAACGGTACTGAAGATTTAAAGAAAGCAGAATGGTATGAAAAAAGACTATTAGAATTATTAGACAAAATAGAATATTACAGATAAAAATTATGGTAGAAGATAAAGTAGGACAAAAACCTTATTTAGGTATTGAGATAAATTACGATAAAGAAAAAAAGCTAGACAAGTTTAGTTTAGATACATTAAGAGATAGATATTTCTGGGAGGAAGAAACACATGCACAAGAAGCTTTTGCTAGGGCTGCAGTATTTGCTGCCACCTTCAAGGGTGTTACAGATTATGAAATGGCTCAAAGACTGTATAACTACAGTTCCGATTGTTGGTTCATGTTTAGCACTCCTATACTTAGTAACGGGGGAACAACTCGTGGGCTACCTATTAGCTGTTTTCTCAATTATGTTTCCGATAGTCGTGATGGGCTATCTTCTCATTATGACGAAAATATTTGGTTGGCTAGTTCGGGCGGTGGAATTGGTGGATACTGGGGAGATATCAGGAGTAATGGTATTTCTACTTCTACTGGGAGTCGTTCTACTGGAAGTATTCCATTCATCCATGTAGTTGATTCGCAAATGTTAGCCTTTAATCAAGGCGTAACTAGACGTGGCAGCTATGCTGCTTACATGGATATATCTCATCCAGAGATTGAAGAGTTTATTAACATGAGAAAAGAATCTGGTGGTGATATAAATAGAAAGTGTTTAAACTTACACAACGGTATTAACATTACTAATGAATTTTTACAAGCTGTCAAAGATGATTCTGACTGGAGACTGATAGACCCTAAAACAAAAGAAGCAGTTAAAACTATAAATGCTAGAGAGTTATGGTGGCAGTTAATCTATGCCAGAGCAGAGACTGGTGAGCCTTACTTAATTAATATAGATAACTGTAACGATGCTTTACCGCAAGGACAAAAAGATTTAGGTTTAGAAATTAAACAAAGTAATTTATGTTCAGAAATAACTTTACCTACAGATGAGGAAAGAACAGCAGTATGTTGTTTATCTAGTGTTAACTTAGAACACTATGATGAATGGTCTAAAGATGATTACTTTATAAAAGATTTAATAACTATGTTAGATAATGTTCTACAACATTTTATTGAGAATGCTATTGACACATCACAACTCGGAGAATATAATGCAAACTTTAAAAGATTTAAAGGGTATGTCAAAGATGGTAAAGAAGGATTTACAAAAGCTGCTTACTCGGCTTACAGAGAACGTTCTTTGGGATTGGGTGCGATGGGGTTTCATGCCTATCTACAATCAAACGGCATTCCTTTTGAAGGAATCCAAGCTACGGGATTTAATTATCAAGCATTCAAATATATTAAAAATAAAGCTAAGAAAGCTAGTAAAGAACTTGCTGATATTCGTGGTGAAGCACCTGATGTATCTGGTTCTGGGATGCGTAATGCTCATCTCCTTGCCGTTGCTCCTAACGCTAGTAGTAGCATTATATGTGCTGGTACATCTCCCTCAATAGAACCTTATAGGGCAAATGTTTTCACACATAAAACTTTATCAGGGTCTTATCAAGTAAAAAATAAATACTTGGAAAAAGTTTTACGGAGCAAAGGTTTAAAAGGTGAAGAACTAGAAAATACTTGGAAAGATATTGCCGGTAACAATGGCTCAGTACAACACCTTTCAGAGTTAGACGAGACTGAAAAAGAATTATTTAAAACAGCAAACGAAATAAATCAAGTATGGGTTATTGAACATGCTTACAAAAGACAAGAGTTTGTTTGTCAAAGTCAATCAGTTAATTTATTTTTTGTATTGCCTAAAGCAACTGAAGAACAAAATTCGCACGATGAGTATATGCAATATGTAAATGATGTACACTGGTACGGTATGCATAAATTAAAATCACTGTACTATTTTAGGTCTGATGCAGCTAGAGCAGCAGAAAATGTTAATGTAAAAGTTCCACGAATAAAACTAGATGATGTGGAATGTATAGCTTGTGAGGGATAAAATGAAAGATATATTATTTCCAATAGTAGTAGGTTTATTAGGTCTACTATCTATATTAGTTTTTGCTTATGATACTGCACCTTATAAAGGTTATAAAGATGTTCATGCTTGTTCTGGTGAATGTTATGAAGCATACACTTTAAAGTATGGAACATTTGCAGAACAATTAGAAGCAAAAAAAGTTGCAATGCAAACAGAAACACCTGCTAACAAAGGTGCTAAGATATATGTTAATTGTAATATGTGTCATGGCATGAAAGGAGAAGGAGGCATTGGACCAAAATTATCTGGCAGTACTTCTATTGTAGATATGTTAGTGCAATATAAAAACGGAGAGACTAGAGGTGAGCAGTCTGCCTTAATGTGGGGTCAGGCTGCTAATCTTTCTTTACAAGATATGAAAAATTTACAAGCTTACATTGATACTTTATGAAACCAAAACATGTTAAAAGATTTGAAGACTCTTTATCTTATCCGGAGTATACTGAAGAAGATAAAAAGAGAGGTATGAATAATAAAGACTTAGACTTCATGGCAGAAAAGCCTTTACTCTGGGCAGTAATAATACCGTCTATTTTTGTAATTGGCATAGGCTTGTTACCCTTCATTACAATGCTAATCTTTTTTGACAAGCCAGAATTTCTTAAACCATAAGGAGAAAATTATTATGACTAAATATTCAGGAGCACTATTGTATAAAGCTCTAGAAACAAAATACAAAGCAGAAAAAGCAGAGGCTAGAGCTAACCTTGAAGTATTTTTTGAACACAAAGTAGCCGTAGCAGACCATCCTAATGTTGTCGAATCTATGGATAAACTTATAAAAAAATATTCAAGTGCTTCAGAAAAATTAGAAATATTACAGGAGGATTTTTAATGAGTTTACTAGGAACGAGAGATTATTACAAGCCATTTGATAACCCATGGATGTTTGATTATTATGTATTACAAAATCAAATGCACTGGATGCCAGAGTCTGTACCTTTACATACAGATGTTAAAGACTGGCAAGAGTTATCAGATAATGAAAAGAATTTATTAACACAAATATTCAGGTTGTTTACACAGTCTGATGTAGATGTTGGAGCAGGTTACATAGATAGGTATATGCGTATCTTTAAGAAACCAGAAGCTAGAATGATGATGGGTTCTTTTGCAAACATGGAATCAATACATCAACATGCTTATAGTTTACTATTAGATACAGTAGGTATGCCTGATATAGAATACAAAGCCTTTGCAGAATATGAAGAGATGTCTAATAAACATGAATACATTAGTAATTTAAAAACTACTAAAAGAGACAGAGAAAGTATTGCAAAAACTTTAGCAATCTATTCAGCTTTTACTGAAGGACTACAACTGTTTAGTAGCTTTGCAATCTTATTAAACTTTCCAAGGTTCGGTAAGATGAAAGGTATGGGTCAGATAGTTACTTATTCTATAAGAGATGAATCAATGCACGTTGAAGCAATGACAAAACTTTTTAGAGAGTTTATTCAAGAAAACTTAGATATTTGGACAGATGATTTCAAAAAAGAAATATACCAGATATGTAGACACATGGTAGAACTTGAAGATAAGTTCTTAGACTTAGTGTTTAATATGGGCGACATACAAGGATTAACTAAGAAAGATATGTATGCCTATAATAGATATATAGCAGATAGAAGACTGCTACAATTAGGATTAAAAACAAACTTTGACCAGAGGGAGAATCCGTTAGGTTGGTTAGATGAAGTAATGGGGGTTGAACATCAAAACTTTTTTGAAGGTCGTGCTACTTCTTATATGAAGGCAGGATTAAGAGGAAGACAAGACCAGATAACTTTTGCATCCATGGAGGAGAACAATGGCGAAGAAGAAAAAAGAAGCTAACTTAATAAGTTTTAAAGTACTGCTAACAGCTAACAATGATATTGTTACAGAGTTAAGTATGTTACCTATGGAAGAAGTAGATAATGTATTTAAAACAAGTATTGAAAATGAAACAGTTAAAACTATCCTACAGGCAGGGCAAAAGAAATTTGCCACCTTGCATAGTTATTTTCAGAGCGAACTAAATTTTAATAAATAGTTCTTAGATTGCTGTAATTGAAGCATACATTACTGTTGTTGTTATCCAAAATAGGATACAGAGGACACAGAAATCCTCTCCGTTTCCATTTCTCACTAGCTTTTTTTACCTCCTTAAGCATTGTAATTAAAATTATTTTGAGTCCGTTTTCTTTAGCTTGTCATAGCTTCTCATTCCTGCAATTCCTAACATGCCAGTTAGAAGTGGCATCATTACACCAGCATCAGCTTGTGGTATATCAACACCAAAACCTTTTGCAACTGGTGAAATTAAAAAGTTAATTGCCAGTCCGGAAACACAAACATATCCTGTTAGTGGTCGCCATGAAGATTGAAACCAATTACCTTTAGCTTCAAGTTTATTTATTTCTACCTGTGCTAGGTTAGCTTGATGAAATAATGTTTTTAGTTCGTGGTCAAGTTTAGCTTGTAAGTCTTTATCTTTTACTAGCTTACCAACTAAATTGCTCACTGGTTTTATTAATGTTTCAAACATCTTTTGCCTCCAATATTTTTCTAAGTTTTTCTGCTTTCTCTAAAGCTGAGTCAGCATGTAAATCTTGGTCTACAACTTTTTCAAGTTTTATAGAATCTATTTTCTGATTGGGAATATACCTCCATGTATATCCATCATCTGAGTATACCCCGAATACAGTCTGGGTAAACCCTATTTTAATTATCATTGCTACTTGTCCATCAAGAATAACTTTGTCTCCTTCTTTAAAAGAGTTACTAAGTCTAAAGGAAGCACCTTTTACAAAAGACATAGACCAGTCTTTCACAGCTAGACCAGTTAGCAAAGTTATTATAAAGCCGATAGCCTCGACATAGTATTGTTCTAGGTTCATGTTATTTTATTTCAGGGTCAAAATCGATAGTGTTTTCTAGAGCTTTATTTACCTGTTCAATTACGTATTCAGCAACGTCTTCTTCTTGTTTCTCTAGTTTCTTTTCGACAGACTTTGTAAAGTACATATCTAATAAAGATTCATAGATGTGTCTAAAGTCTTCTCTCTGTATCCAAGGCTCGTTACCTTTGGTTCTAGCTTTGCAATCTATTTGATATGCTTCGTCTAAATCTCTTTCTCTATATAATATTAACATTAGTAACTCCAAATACGAGGAGTAGCTCTTGAGTTATCCATGTCGATATGAATAAATCTCGAAGCATGGTCTCCTTTTTGTGCAACTCCTATCCTATTAATACCTTCTTCTAGAGCTATTCTCACGAGTGTCATGGCTTGTTCTCCGTTGACAAGTATATCCATAGCCTTACCAGAAGAATGAGCTCCGGGGTTGCTCTTTTTAGCTTCTATGGGA